GTGCTGGCGCCGGTCCACCAAGCGGCGATGGCCTGCCGCACCCGCTGCGCAGTCCACGCCCGCCGGGTGGTTGCCGTGCCAGCCTCGGCCTCAGCCTGGCTGATCGTGGCGGCGGTCCACTCTCGGGCGTCGGCTAGGCGGGCATCGCTCGCTCCCACGTAAGCCGCATCGCCCTCGGCGGCAGTCAGGTAGCCAGGATGCGGGTCTGCAGCTGCTACGTGGGCTGACACCGCGCCCGCAATCGCCGCTGCCTGTGCAACAGACACAGGCTTATTGGCGTCTGAAGTATTGTCTACACTCCCAAGTCCTACACTTTGCTTCGTGACGAGAGCAGCGATAGCAGAGGCAGGGGCATCAACCGTTCGCGCCCCTTCGCCCACTTCATCCATCACCAGCCGCTCATTGCCGGTCAGCGGCAATGTGGCATTTGGCCTGTCAGTAATTGTCGTTGTTTGCTCCGTCATTGCATCAACCTCGCGTGATACGGCTTCCGGTCTTGACGTGGGCTGCTGTCCTGGCCGGCGTGATATGTGAGCACCAGCGCTCCAATGGTAAGCGCTGTGCCAACAATCCAGCGAGTCACAGCAATAGCGCCCAGCGCTTGTGATTGCTTGGCAAGCACGCTTGCATCAACAGCTGCATTGCGCTCTGCAAGCCTTTTCATTTCGTCTGCCAAACTTGCAACTGAGCGCTCCATCTTTTCGCCCAGCTCTTTCAGCGCAAGCCGATCTTCTGCCCGACTCTCCTTGATGGCCTTGTGCTCGGCGTCCATGCCGGCGACAAGCTGCTCAACGATGCGCTCCAGTACCGCCAGGTCGCGCTCCAGCTTGCCGATTCGCTCTTCGTGGCGCACTGGTGGGGCCGGCAGGGTCAGAAGCATCATAGCGCGGCACGGGGGGGCGGGGCCAGAATCAGCTGCGGGCAAGGGTAAGCACTCCGTCGCCTTCCCAGTCCGCCACGGCAACGATGGGCTGCTCGGGGTCTTCGCAATCCATGCTGATGTCACCAATGACAACAGTGCCGGTTAATTTAATGATCCCTGATACCGTTGTCTTAAAAATGTCAAAGTCGGGCGGCAATTTCTCTGATTGCAGAATTAACTCCATGCTGGCTTTAAGTGTATCATCAGTATTGCTAAAAGCAAAATTAAGCAGTTGCCATGCACTTTGCGCAACGCTGGTATCGTCAGAGAATTGCAGCCTGAATGAAAAAGAGCCAGTCCAATCGCCCAAACCAGCTGTGCGCTTTTCGTAATTATCAGCTTGCGTTGTCTGGCGCAACATTTCACGCCTTAGCCGTGCATTCCACGAAAACATATTGGCGACGTACTTAAAGCCGCCGCCCAAGTTGAGCTTCGCTGCGCCGTTAGTGCCTACAATGACTGCCATGATCAAACAACCCTTGCAAGGAATGTAGCAGAAGCGCCGTCGCTAACGACGGCGTTATTGGCAAAAGCCAGTGTCTCCCATTCGTTGGTGCCAGCCTGCACAATAAACTTGTTGCCATAAGCGATTGCATTGCTGGCGTAGTGCATGTAGACCGCGAAATCATCAGCAAGGCGCGTTGGGGTCCACGGCGACCATGGCAGATCGGTGCAGATGGGAACGTAATCGGTCGTGAATGCAGGGTTGGCAGAGGTTTTGCCGACGGGGAGAGTCATGCTGCCGCCATTGGTGTTGGCAGTGGCGTTGCCATAGTTATTGAAAGTTGAGTTGCTTTGGCTGCCCAGTCCTTGATAAACGAAAGAGTTGTAATCTATGCCGTGAAAGCGACTGCCGGCAAAGGTAACTTCTGCATCTCCACGTAAAGCCTGCCCAAACAAAAGAGCCCTACGGATATTTTCTTGCTGCCTGAATGCCAGCACTCCAGCTCTGTTAAACACTCTTGCGTCAACAGTGCTAACGCCGCTTATCACTCCCTTGCTCAAATCGAGCCAAGGCTGCAGAACCGTATTTTTGTGTAAAATTGTAAAAGGGCGGCTTATATTGGTCCCTTGACGCAAAACGAACCAGCTTTGCTTCGTGTCGTCGCCGGACGTATAGCGATCAAGAAGCAAGTGGGATGTCGCGGATAGGCTAAAGTTGCCGCCGCTGATACTGACAGCAAGGTTTGTTGCGCCAAAGTTAGAGATGATACTGCTCATTGCTGAGGGCAGTCGATGATAGTCAAGAAATTGCGTTCCGGTTGGAACATTGCTTTCCCAGCCACTCGCAAGGGAAACGCCACACTCGCCTGTCGAGAAAGCAAAATAATAAAATGACGAGCCATAGGCTTTGGTCGCGTCGTGCTCAATCTTTAAGACGCGAAATTGATACCCGGCTGCCGTAAAGCTATCGTGCCAGTCCGTCATGTAGCCTGCGTCAATAAACGCATCTCTAAATATGTTAGCAGCGTCGGATGCTGTCCAGCTTGCTGAGGCTAAGGCGGTATAGGTTTCTTTGGTAACTGCCATGACCGTGACGTAATTTTGCCAATACTAGCTCATATCGCTATCACGGCTACAGCGCTGCTGCGACCTCCAGGGTGCCCGTCACGCCCAGCTCGATCACTGGGCCGGCGGGGAATGTGACGATGGGCGCGAACATGCTGCTCGGCAAGCCGGCAACAGTCAGCAGTGGGCAGAAGGCCAAGACCGGCGCAGGGGGCGGCGTCAGAGCGCCAGATCCAAACGCATTGACCGGCTGGCCGGATACACGAAAATCAATCGCCAACTCAGTTGGGCCGTTCTCTGGTGATATTCTTGTGTTGAAGCCAAGCAGTACAATCGGCAGCTCGCTGTAAAGCGATTGCGAGTCGTCTGCATAAAGCGCTCCCGTGGCAGCGACCGCATTGAAGTATGCTTTTAGGATTGCTCCACTTTGATTGTTGAACAGCACGCCTTGCACTAACCGAACATTAAACGCCTCCAGGTCTTCCGTCAGGCGAATAGTTAAAACCCCTTTGCCGTCAGCGTATCCGGCTTGGTATGAGCGGAAGAGCGCCATTTTTGGGCCGCCCGCGCCTGACGCCGGCTGGCTTGGAATGGCTGTTTTGTCAACCTCCCCGCGTATGATTGATAGCGTGACCGATGCCACCTCGCATAGCGCTTGGTCAAGCGCAAAGCCCATTTCAATGTAATTCCCGTCTCCTGGCGTATCAGCGCCTGCCAACCCGCCATTGCCGGCAAAGGTAATGGAAGCACCTCCTGCGGAATCAGATATTTGCGCTGTGCTAGGCGTAGGGCGGGCGGCAATGTAATAAATAACGCCGTCTTCGACTGCATCATCAAGCTGCGCAGATCCCTTTTTTGTAAAAACTACTGGATCATTGATGCGCAGGTCACAGCTTGCTGGCACGTTGATCATGCCACCAGCCATGAAATCGCTGTAGTCGCGCAAACATATCAGCGTCCCAGGCGGCCTGAGGGTGATCATCCCGTCTTGGCCGGTCAGAACTGTTCTTTTACGCTTGCCGGAAACTGGCATGAGACGGGCGCGAGGCGTTACTGGAACTCTAGCATTTCAATTCCATCCGTGCCATTAAACGCGATAGCTTGAAGTCATTGTCAGCTCATAGATAAGCTCAATAGTTACATCAAATCTGCCATTCTTGACAGATTCTTTTCGCGGCTCTCGCGCCATTGTCCATGTCGTGCCGGTTAATCTTTTGGCAAAAGCCGTATTGTTGACGCCGCCCGCGAGCGCTGTCGGCAGGGGATCGAGTGGCCATTGGCCGCACCCGGTTGCCCTCCAGGGCAGCAGCAATGCCAGCGCTTGATCGTTGCTTACATTCTCAAATATCAGCTGCCATTCGGCGCCGTTTGGGATGCTCCCTAAAATCTCGGGGAATGCAGACGAGCGCCATGAGTTGACAAGAATTGGATAGTCGGGCAGCCTGAAAGTCCAGCGCGACGGGGTGTAGGCCGGCAAAGTGATTGTCATGTGCCGTAGCTGACAAAACCGCGAGTTTTGATTGGAATGCTAACAGTGCAGCGCCCAGCCTTTACTGCTTCGACCTCGGGCGGCCCAGCAAACGCCCAGCTTGTATTTGGAAATGGCACTGCGACAAGCGAATACAGCCCGCCAGAGGTGCCGGCAAATATGCTAGTCGGTAGCGTTAGCTGCCCGTAAATGCCGTAATTTGCGTCCCATATTTGGCACAGCTGCTCGGCTTGAGCATAAGTAATGTTTTCCCACGCAAGCTCAACAGAGTCATCGCCTGGCCTGCTTGAAAGCCCCCAGTGAACCGTGCGGCCATTGCGCATTTTCATGCGACCCTGCGGCCACTTGGCAAGCGTTTGCGTCCTGAGCGTTGGCGCTATTCCTGGCAGTGCGTTGACGATACTCATAGCTCAATTACCCAGTTCGCGTCAGTAACGTATGTAGTCCAATTTACCCCAAGCAAGCTCATGCCGCTGGGGTTTGTCGGATGATGGAAAGCGTCAACAGTGATAACCCCTTCGGCGTCAATGTCTACTTTTTTAATTTCGTAAGTTCGTTGTTTTGTATTGTTATTTGCAATGGCGAAAAAATGGTTAGCTGGTGATCCAAGCCCGCCAGTGATCGTTATATTTTGCTCTACTGGGTCGCTTGCCATGTTCCACACCAGGCCAGGGTAGGCGCCGTTGACTGTTGGCAGCAGGTCGGGGCGTGTAGTGACAATCTTGCCGCTCGATTGTATAAACCCCTGCACGGCTTTATTGTAATTGGTTACATCAATGTCGAGCTTAAAGAAGCCGCCAGATCGCAGCTCGGCTGCCAGCACATCCGGCGTGGTCCTGAGACTGATTCTGTGGTCATGGATAGTGACGAACCTGATTAAGTAGCAAGCTGCATCAATCGCCTGCTTGTAATTTGTACACCATTTTGATAGATCAAGCGTGCGGACTGGGGCGTTAGCGCTAGTGCCAGCCTGCCTAACAGTTGCAACGCGCTCACGCGGGAACAGTGGCGCTTCGGCGCCAATTGATTCTTCGCGCCATTTAACCTGAACAATAAACGGCTGCCTGGTCAGGTAGTCGATGCTGTCAAACTTAAACGACCCCGCTTCGATGTTGCCATTGTTAAACTGACCCTTAATGTCTAGCGGGTTAGTAAACTCAATCGCCTTGCGCAGATAATAAACGCCGCCCAGCTTAACCAGTTTCAGCAAGTGCGCTTGCGCAGTCTCTGTCGCCCAGTCAAGAATGTTGAGCGGCTCATCTTCTACGGCGTCGTAAAAGTATTCTCGATCCTGGCACCATTGCGCTGCTTCTTGGAAGCTGAGGCGATCAATTTGCGCAAGCTGCGTTGCCGGAAATGCGCCCAGTTTTGTACTGGTCATTAGCTCGCGCAGCCAGTCAGGGAACAAATGACTTGCTCCTACCGTGTCGCTGTTAAGCAGCCTTGGCATTTCATAGCCGTTGTTGCAAAAGCCGCTAAACTGGGCGAGACTGTTGAACTCCAGCGAGGCTGAGATATTGACGCCAAGGCCGGCCAGGCTTTGGTAAGAAGGCGTCAAGTCAAGGTCGCCATAGTAATTGACGTGCTTGATCTGATGCTCGGGCGAACTGCCGACCGTTGATTGCACGTTGTCGTATGAAAATGCTTCCGCAAATCTTGCATACCCATCAAGCATTGAATTGTACGCAGAATCAGACCATCCCAAGCCAATGTCCGAATCCGGCTCAAGACTTTTCAGCTTGCGCCTCTTGGCAACAGTCGGGTCGATAATGTAGCCAGTCGTTGATACGTTGACCCCGCCGGCATCAGTGTCAACTTCAGCGTTGCTATTGGTGTCAAGCACGACAATCCTTGTAAGTCCGTCTTTGCGCACCTCCCAGCTGGAAATAGGAATGAGTCGCACTTCCCATCGCTTGTAAGAAGGAAAGCTAACTCGCAAGTAGTTGTAAATATCTTCTCCGTTCACGCCGGCAACGGCAAACACCTCCGGGAAGTCAGTCCATGCGCTACCTCGATTGTCGCTGTACTGCAACGAAAACGCGCTGTAACGCCGACTTTTGGTAGTAACGAGGCTGCCGCTGCTATCAAAGCGCGAAACAGTAAGGCGGCCTTCGGCGTCATCGCCGGCCTGCTCTTGGCCGGCCTTGGCATTGACCTCTTGGATTGTCGGACATGCGCGAAAACCGGTCAGGCCATTTATTGTAATGCCAATCTTTGATTGTATGATAAGTTCGCATACCTTGTATTCCCTGATCGCTCCAACAGATGCCACCGCCATGCGAAAGATTTGCGCCGCTTCCGAGCAGACTTTGTAGCGGCCTTCTGTCCCGCTTTCCATGTCCGCGAAGTCATTGCTGGGGTTGTATTGATCAGGTAAAATTGTCGTCGCTTGCTCTGGCGGATTCAGAAAGCCTTGTCCTGCAAATTGTACCCGGCCCGCCTTGACAACAGTAAAAATGTATTCCATTCTATTGCCGCCGCCGATGGGCTCATTCTCTGAGTCGCTAACAAAAATTGTTTCGCTGGTTTCCGATATTCTTTCTTCTAGCACTGCCCAGCAAGTGCCAATCTTGTAAAGCTCGTTTGGCACTAAGGCTGTATCTGCTGCATTTTGCACGCCAACGACAGAGGCCGCAACGCCGGCCATCTTTTGCGCTGAGTCGGCCTTATTGTTTTTAATCCTGCAGTTGCTTGTATCAAACTTGATGCGAGTGTCTGCGTCCGTATTGGGGGAGAGCACATAGCGCAAGCCGTCGCCAATGCTTACGTCCTGGCCCTGGATGGCAAAGCTGCCAGAAGTGCTGCCTGCTGGGTTTGTCCATGTCGAAGATCCCGACGCCCTGTACTGGGTCAGCGCCCCACGCATCGACCAGTAAAACTTGCCCTTCCACAATTCAACAAGCGCAGCCGCGTCATCATCCGTCGCAACGTCGCCATCATTGTTCACCCTGGCCGTAATCGTTGGCTGTATCTGCACCGTCGCTCGGTGCATCATTACATTTGGGCACCAGCCGTAAAGGCCAAACGCTGTACTGGTTGACGGGCTCTCTGCCATGCAAAAGGCCGTCTTGTATTCGCCATTGCCTATGTCAACAGCAAAAACATCTTGACCGCCATAGTTGTCAGAGTTGCCGGTGTCCCGGCTCGCTTCCCTGCCGGCAATCAGCTGGGTGTCATTGATTCGCCCGCCGTCAGGTGCGTAGTAGATCGAGTATCTCGCCCCCCTGCTAAGCGCAGTGCCGGTGTACGCATAAGCGCCCAGCGTATTGTTACCAAATGCCCAGCCGCGCTGATCCCAGGCACTTTGAGACATATTGGCAGTGCCGGCAAGAAAAATGCCGCGAAACATCAGCGAGCCGTTTTGCGCCAGCACCTGCGACCACAACAGCGGCATGTTGACGCGCACGCCGCCTAGATTGCCTTCGCGTTTAGCAATAACGACCGGCACGAATTGCCCGACTTCCGCCGGCCCCTGCAGCGAGTCGAAGCCAAAACGCGGCGATGATCGTTGATTGCTTGTGCGCGGATCGCGCCTGGTGCGCTTGGTGACAATGCGGCTTTGCTGCGGTGTCGGGAACAGCAGCGATGAAAGCAGCGTGACGCCGACTGAAATTGCAAGGTTGGCAAGATATGGCACCAGCGGCGCAAGCGGGCCGCACACTGGGCCTTCAGCCGCTGCCGGCTTTTCGATAGAATGCTTCAGCGTGATCGCCTTCCATTCCTGATACTTCTCTTGGCTGATGCCAAGAATCTCGGCCAGGCGCTTTTCGTAAGGAAGGAGAGGGATCATTGCAAGCGATACAGTTTAAGCCGGCGGAAAGCGGAAGCTGGGCCGACAATCAATCGTCCATGATGCCGCACTGTAAGCAGGGTTTGCGCATCAGCCAGCACACCAACGCCAAAGCTGTCATCTTGATTATCGAAGCGGATCAGAGCGCCAGGTTCGGGGTGCTCGATGGGCACGGTCAGCTCCAGCCAATCCCACCGGAGCCCCTGCCAGGCGCCCGCCTGCGCGTCGGAATACCAGTGAGTCATGCGATCTGCCGGCCAGTGCATCCCAAGCTCTTCGCGGGTCGCCTGCGCGGTCCTGAAGCAGCACGCTGCCTGCCCGTCCCTCGGGTCGGCATTGAGCGCCCAGGGGAGCCCGACCCAGCTGCGCCAGAACGTCAAAACGTGAGCCCTCCGCTGGATGGAAGCGGGCCGACCTGAGCAGCTGTGAGCCTGCGGGTTGGAGACGTGCCAGCCACAAAATTGAGCGGGTTGGAAAGCCTCAGCGTAACAAGCGCCATCTCGTCTTCCTCGTCAGGGACAGCATCAGTGTACGCAAAAGAATCGCAGACGCAAATCGTTGAGCTGAGAATTGCCGATTCCGCGTAGGTCGGATAACCCGTTTCGTTCGCTGGCGGCGTGCCGATCAAAAGCATTGTGTTGACCCTGATGAAGTAACGGCCTTCTGATGCCTGCCAAAGCAAAGCGCCCGAGATCATGTTAGCAGGCGCAATCAACTCCAGCTCGCCAGCTTCGGTCCCGTCAGAAGAATAATCGCCAGCAACGCTGAACGGGCTGAACACATAGCTTAGCCCGCCGTAGGTTCTTATTTCATTCGGGAAGTATGGCTGGTACAGTTGACGCGGCGAAAACTGCGCCGCCGCAGCGGTGAGAAGCTCTATGTAAGGCGCTACGGTAAGCATTTAGATTCCCGTGTACTCGCGGATTTGCTTGCTGTTTCTCATGCCGGCGTAAGTCATAGCCTGGGTGCGCTGAGCCAAGGCGGCATTGCTCTTCAGGAATTGCTCCTCGGTAACATACCGCTTGCCGCGCTCTTCTGTCACAGTGTAGCGCAGATCAATGGGCTTGTTGTTCGATTCACCTTCCCGCAATGCGGCGGCTTTTTCCATGTCCGAGCGTGGCACAATTTTTCCGGCTGCACTGGGGAAGAAAAACTCGGGCTCCCTTTCGCCAACGATGTACCCCTTGCCTGGGACGACCGGCCCGCCGCCAGCGCGGAAACCGCCGAAAAAGTTTGGCATCCCCGAAGCGCCGCCAAGAAAGGCGCTGGCGAAAATGCTAGGTAGCTTGCTCAGGAGAGACTGGACGGCTCCGTTTGCTAGAGAGCTGGGAGAAAGGGCTACCGAAGCTCCCGCACCGATTTCATCGTCAGGCAAATCAAAATCCATGCTCGGCAGCAAGGACGCACCAGGGAAGAAGCCGCCCAGGATATTCGGGGCCGCAGCGGAAAATGCCGAGCCGATGCCGCCGGCGGCAGCCGAGCCGAAACCACTGAGCGCCCCCGAGACGCCCATCTGCGCGGTCACGGTCTGCAGCGCAACACCAAAGGCCATGACTGAGTTGCTGGCGGCAAACGAGGCCGCGCCCAGTGCCTGCGGGCCGGCGGTAGCAGATGCGCCCCCGAGCATCTTGGTGAGCTGGCCTTCGGGGCCGCCAAGCATCGACGCGAGATTGCGTTGCATAAGCGTGCTCAGCTGCTGCTGTGCGGTGTCGGCAAACGTGCGAGCGATGCCATCAAGCACCTCGCGGCCTACGTCCTCAATCTTTTTGGCGCCGCTGATTACATCAAGCAGGCCATTGGTAAGCCCGCCGGAAATTGCGTTGGATACATCAACAATGTTTTTTTCAAGCCCCTCCCAAACCATTCGCGCATCTTCTTGCCTTTTGATCGCGTCAGCCCTTGCGCTTGCCTGCTCGGGCGTTCCGCCCTGATTCAGCACTTCCTCAAAGCCTCGCGCTTCTGCGCCTATACGGCCAGCACGCAAGCCAGTTCCTATGATCGGAGTTTCTTTGTTGATCTTGTTTGTGCCTCGCAAGATTTCCTCTTGCTTGCGCAGCTCTTCGGTTCTGGCAACATCAAGCTCATAGGCTGCTTTTTGCTGTTCGCTCATGGCTTTGTAACCATCAGACAGCCTGGCCAGCTCGACAGCGCTTGCGTTAAGCTCGCCGCGCAGCAAAGCAGCATTTTCAACCGTTGCCACTTCTTTTTCTTTGCGTGCATTGATTAGCAAGTCATTCGCTTCTTGCGCGTTTGCTATTTGGTTTACCAGCTCTAGGTTTTCGCGCTTCTGCTGCTCTTCCGCCTTGGCAATGCTCAGCCCGAGCTTACTTTGCTCGTTAATCATTTGCTGGGCCTTGGCAAGATCGGCTCCCTTGTATTGCTTGCTGGCTTTTGCAAGCGCACCGGCTCGCTCTTCTTCAATCCGCGCAATTCGCGCTTTGCTTTCTGCTTCAAGATCGACCAACGCAAGCTCGTTGCTGCTCAATCCGAGCGAATCGCGGCGAGCCTTGAGCTTGCTTTGCAGCGCGGCAAACTCTTGCTCAAGTGCCGGCACTTGATTGCCCTGCAGGATTTGCTCGACCTGGGCAAGCTCAATGCCTTTCTGCCTGAGCTTGTTTTGCTCTTCCAGAATCCGTTGCGCCTCTTGCTCGCTGCCGACCATGCGCGATAGCACGGCCATGCGCTCAGCATTGATCGGTGCAGCAGAAGGCGTAGCGCCAACCGCGACCGGGTTGAAGCGCGGCTGGGGAATGTTGGAGACTTGCGCAGCGGCAGTTGCTTGGGGCGTGCCAAGGACGCGCTCAAGATGCAGCAGTTTCATCTGCCCCATCGGGGTGTCGATGATGCCGACAATCCCGCCGCCGCCGCTCTGCGCTTCCGTCATTGCGCCTGTGAGCCTGGCACCCCCGGTAAGCGTGATTGGCTGGCCCGCCGGGGTGCCAAAGTCAACCCCTCGGTGGAATGTCGAGGCCCCTGGGACAGGCGCCCTGCGCGGGCCGTAGCCACTGGTAACGCCATAACTCGATGGCAGCTTGCCGGCGACACGGATAAAGCGATCTGCGTCTGCTGCCGTGATCGGCCTGCCGTCAGCCCAGCGCACGTCAAGGTGAGCGCCACTGCCGATACCAGTCGCGCCAGTGCGAGCAACGACGCCGCCAGGCATTGCGCCGGGGGCACCCACCGCCGCCTGAGGATTGAATCCGTAGCGCCTGGCGTGGCCAAGCACCAAGCCAGGGTATTCGCGTGATTCGCGGCTATTCCCTGCCGGGGTTCTCTGCTGAGCGCCAGGGCCTTGATTGTATGCTCGCAGGCCAGCCTCGACGCTGCCGAACATATCAATCATGCGGCGCAGATACCGCGCTGCGCCTAGAAGGTTTTGCTGAATATCCCTCGGGTTGACGCCAAGCTCTTGAGCCGTGCCAGGCATAAGCTGGCCAAGTCCTATTGCGCCAGAGCCGCTTACAGCTCCCGGCCTGAAGTTCGACTCTTGCCTGACAAGGCCGGCAAGCAGGCGGGGATCGACATTTCCGGCCCTCGCAGCTGCGTCGATTTCCGTCATGTACGGAATCCGCTGCAGCGGAGACACGGGCGCGTAAGGCGCCAGCCCACCAACAGCACCGCCACCGCCGACCTCGGGCAGTGTCATCGCCTGCCGCATAAAGTCAGCGGCCTCTCTTGCGCGTTGCAGTACATAATCTGCAACGTTCATCTTGTAATCTTCCACCGAGCGCGTATATGCCAACTTGCGCCGCTCAATGTCCTCAATTTCGCGTGCGTTTGTGCGCTTGTAATCTTCAACATCGCGGCTGAGCCTGGCTATCGCCAGCTCTAGTTTTCTGCGCGATTGTTCAATGTCCGCTTCGCCTTCCCGCCGGGTCCGCATCACTTCGCGGACATTGGCGAGCAGCTGCTGCTCAAAACCAGTCGCCGCCGCAAATGTTTGCCTTGCGTTCAGATCACTGCGCTCAATTCGGTTCTGCGCTGCTGCACGGTTGTTCTCAATTTCCCGCTCTGCAACCTGCTGGCGCAGGTCAAATATCTCGCGCTCTTTTCTGTAAGAATAATCTGCAATCTCGCGGTTGATGTCCGCGCCTTCACGCTGCAGATCGTATGCTTGCCGCTGTAGCTGGAATGCTTCGCGGTACGCCGAGCGGATCTGATCTGCAACTCTGCGCGACTCTTGGATACGGGTTGATTCAGAGGCGAATGCTTCTTGGGGTGTGAGTGGCACGCGGGTTGGCGCCGTGGCGGCAGTGGCACGTCCGCGATTTCTGGCAGCATCAATTAGCGCTTGCGGCCCAAGTGTCACGGGAGTTGCAAACTGCAGAGCGCGAAGCAGCCAAGCGGGAGGCGTCGGGATGGCAGCAATGCCAGCAGCAAGGTCAGCAATGAAGCCAGTCGCGCCAATTACCGCAGGCAAGAGCGCTCGCTGTATTTCGCCAGCAAGTGCAGCCCAGCTCTCTTGCAAGCGCTTTTGCTCTCCATTGAGCGCATTCAGCTCTTGAACGCTGCCCGCGCCAAGCCGCCTTTCGACTTCTTGCAATACAAGCGTCTGCGCGTCATAAGCGCGACCAACAGATTGCAGCTGTTCAGCTTGGAACTTCAGGCTATCGCCAACACGAAAGCCGCTTGCTTCCAGTGCGGTGATGGCATCATTGGGCGACTTGAGCGATGCGGCAAGTTCTTTCAGGTTGTTGGTGGTGGTATCAACAGCGCTGCCCAGTGCAGTGCCGATCAGCGACAGGCCGAAGCCGAACGATCCGCCGATCAGGCCGCCGCTGACACCACCCGCCGCACCGCCGACGGATGCCCCGAGGCCCTGGCCAAACAGCAGCGGGAAGGCACCGCCGATCAGGCCCTCGCTGATCGCCTTGCGTGCGTTGCCCTGGAAGAAGCCCTGGGGCGCCCCGCCGGCTCGCTGCTGTTGCTGGATCGCCCGGAACTGCGCGATGCCCCTGGCATTGCCTGGGCCGGCAGGGAAGGGGAGCTGGTTGAAGCCGCCCCTCGACTGCCCGCCCATCGGGACCGCCCCGCCGAGGCTGCGCACCGGGCCTTGCCCGATGCCAAGCCGCTCCAGCCGCTTCGCCTCGCGTTCGACTGCATCGGCAAACCGTTTAGCCGAGCCTGCTGCTCGCTTCTTCTGCTCTGCCTCCGCTTTCTCGGCAGCAGCCTTTTCCTTGCCGTAAAGCATCAACTCAACGGGAGCTTCGCCGCCTGTCTGGGCAACACGCTGGGCCAGCAGTGAACTGCTCGGCAATGCGCGAGCCCTGATCTGCTGCTCGGCGCCAATGTCCTGCAGCACTGCTGCCCAGCTCTGGCGCACGTTGAGGCTTCTGAAGCCCGCCCGCTGCTGTTGCTGCAGATCACGCGCCGCCGCATCAAGCTCTCGCGTATAACGCATGATCGACGCATTCATGCGCCGCGCTAAAGCGTTTGCGCGAGTAATGTCACCCTGCTGGCTGGCCTCAATGACCCCTGCAGCTTGTGCCCGCAATCGCCTGATGCGTGCATCGTCAACACCTGGGCGTGCCGCGAGTACGTCGAGCTGCTCCTGCCCGCGCCGCGCTTTCTCAAATGCGCCAGAGCGACCCGCCGTAAGGCGGTTCTGCTCATTTTGCGCTCTTACCAATCCAGCCAGCTCAGTAGCAAGCCTGCTCATTGTGGGCAGGTCGCCTGCAGATCTGGCAAGATCAAATGCGGTGCGATTGCTTACAATTTGCTGTTGCAAGTTTGCGGGGAGCCTGCGACCGCCGCCTTCTTGAGCGAGGCGCTGCTGACGCCCGCCAAACAACAGATCAAGATAATTATCGCGGCTTTCGCGGCGAATGGTGCGCAATGCAGCATCAACGCGCTGCCGCGTGTCATTGACATTGCCCTGTACGCCGCCAACGATATTGCCGGCCCGGTCAAGCGCCCTAGCGTATCTCTGCTGAGCGGCAAAAATCAGCCTTCGATTTCGTTCTTCTTCGCCAAGTGCGCGATTTGATTCCCTGGCCTCGCGTTGCGCCAAGCGCAGGTTTGCGCTGGCCAGCCTTCTTGCTGTAGCATTTGCGCCGCCGGGAAGAAAAAGCCCGGTGCTGGGATCGCGGCGCATCGCCACGTTTTCGACTGTGCGACCTGCCCTCTGAAGGTCAAGCCCGGCAGCAAGCCTGCGCCGTCTGGCGGCTTCTACATTGCGCTGGCTCGATTGAGCAGCTTGCCCTACATTGGCGTTCGCTTTTTCAAGGCGTCCAAGCAGATCAACCGCGCTTTGCAGTCGAGTTTCAAGCGTTCGCAGCTGACCCAGGCCCTCGATGCCGAGGCGAATCTGAGCCTGATAATCAGCCACGCCCCGCCTGCCCCGGTGTCAGTGCCCCAGACTAGCGCCTTCTGGGGCTCGGGACAGGCGTAGCGCCTGGCTTGGGCATTTCGTCAGCGAGAATATCGAAATATGCCGCCAACATAATAATGTCGTCTTGCGTTGCTTCGCGCTTGAGCTGAGAAGGTGTCATTCCCAGCTCCTTGCACAACGCAAGACGGACCATTAAGCGCGGATCATTCTTGATCGCTTCCTTGATCGCTTTTGGGGTCTTCCTTTGCCAGTACGCCCCCGTTGAACACCAGTGCTTCCATCATGGCGGTCAAGTCACCTTTGGCGTATTCATTGCGCATCATGCCAATGTCGCCAACAGTGAACATCTTGCTGCCGTCTTCATACTCGGCTTTGTTCACCAGCACGCGCAGACCATAGGCATTGTTGCGCTTGTCGCTTTCGACTGCTTCGCGGATCTTTTCGTCCTCTGCTTCACTGAGAGGCATGAAGTACAGCTCGATCACATCGCCCGTGCTCAGCGTGATCTCAGCCTTGCGGCGTTGGCGGGTGCGCTTGAGCAGTTCCTTGATGTTTTTGGCCATGAGAGAGGGAATGCAACGGTTGAATTGTAGCACCGAATCAGCGCATGAAAAAGCGGGGCCGGAGCCCCGCTGTGTGGTTATCCGCAAGTGGTCAGAGCGTCAGGCCAAACAGATGCGTAGGCTGGCCGGAGATACGGAAGTTCACGGACACTTCAGTGGGGCCTTCGTCCTGGCTGATGCCAGTGTCAAAGCCGAGCAGGATGACGGGAAACTCGCTGTAAAGAGAGGCGGCATCATCAACAGTGGCGCCGCCGGAGGCGGCGATAGCGTTAAAATACGCCTTCAGTACAGCACCGTCCTGATCATTGAACAGCGTGCCTTGAATGATGCGATTGTTGAAGGCCGCCAAATCCTCGATCAGCCGCAGTGTCAGCGTGCCATTGCCATCAGCGAAGCCAGACTGGTAGGACCGGAACTGGGCCAGCTTGGGGCCGCCGCCAGCGGACGACGGCTTGCAAGGAAGCGCGGTGTTGTCAATTTCGCCGCGAGTGATGGTCAGCGTCACCGAAGGCACTTCGCACATGGCAAAAGCGCTGGCGAAGTTCATCTCAATGTGATTGCCGGCGCCAGGGGTATCGGCACTGTTGACGCCACCGCTCCCGGCAAAGGCGATAGCATTGCCGCCCAAGGTGGCGGAAATGGTTACGGTGGTCGCAGAAGGGCGGGTCTTGATGTAGTAGACCGTGTTGGCGGTCAGGGCGCTGTCCAGATCAGCAGTGCCCTTCACGGTGAAGGTCACGGGATCATTCACCCGAAAATCAGAGGTCGCGGGGACCTTGAGCAGCGAGGTGGTTGCCGGGGACACCGGCACGGGGAAGTCGGTCCAGTCCAGCAGGCAGGCTTGCGTGCCGGGAGGCTTCATGGTGATCATGCCGTCCTGGCCAGTCAGGACGGTCGTTTGACCGCAGTTGGTAACGGGCATCGGAGCTTCCGGCCCGTGGCCGGCTTGTAGAGCTTGAGCCCTCAGTCTACGGCAATCACGGCTACGGTGCCAAGACGGGCCGGCTGCGGGCCAGGAACGGCATCGAGAAGCGCGTGAAGTGATGCGGCCTGTCCTGCAGCTGCGCCTGCGTGGGGCCAGTCACGGGGCCGACGCGAGCGATGATCTGCTGGGTTGCCGGCGGGGTGGGGGCATTGAGGGCGCTGAGCGCGTCGATGATCGGCGCCGCAATTTCGATGCCACGGCCAGGGCCGATATTTTTGCGTGAGTAGATTTCGCACACCAACGCGCCGCGCACATGCCATTGCGCCGGCCCGCCAATTACAGGCTCTTGTATCAGCCCAAAATTAACGCGGATCAAGCAATACTCGCTCAGGGCGTCAAAGTCCACCGTCGATTGATTTTCGACAAATGTTGGCACGGGATCAGCGGCATCAATAACAATGCGCTCATAGATGCCACGGATTTGCTGTAATACAGTCATTGCTGCACGGGGCGCGGACGATTGCGGGCCTCAAGGAAGCCTGCTTTGGCGCCCTTGTTAAAAGCGGCTGTAAATGCACCGCCGCCCATGTAGGTAGAGTACCAATCCAGCGGTGCGGTAGAGCGATTTTTGCCAGGCGCACGCAGATCGCCGCGAATGCCATTCTGGCGCGTGCCTCTTGGCTGCTCTTCCCCTGCCGGCTCAAAGCCGGGATACTTGAACCTGCCTGGAATTAGATCCATCGCTTCTTGCGCGTATGGAGCCGAGTTGCCGATAAAAAGCTGGATCTTGTTGGCTGGCGGAACGACAGGGCCGAATTGCCCCCTGGCGGTGCGGCTTTGCGTGCCAAGCTGAGGGATGTTAAACAGATTGTATTTGCCACCTTCGCCTGTTGGCCTTACGCCTCTCTTGCCATCGGATGTCTCGACGTACCAGCTCTCCCTAAACGTCCCGCCCCAGTTCGGGCTGATCTCAGCAAGGTCGTTCAATACTTCCTTTGCGGCATTGCGCAACGCATCGAAAGCAGCCTTGCGAACATCGGGGGCCAAATTACGCAAGTCATTGCCCTTGCCCGCTCTTCTGGGAGCACGTCTTGCCATTATTCCGCCCTCGCTGTTACCTTGCTGGCGTACATGTTAAATTGCGCCGAAGCATTTTGCGATCCCAGCGCAATCAGCGCCTTGCCGTCAAGCGTAGTGATAATTTTGCCATCAAGCGTGGTCAGGTAAACAGGGCCAGTAGGCAGTTCGCCGCCGCTGCCATAGGTGGGGTCGATTGCCGTAATCTTCCATCGCTTGCCCAAATACTGCAGGCGATCATTGGTTGTAATCGGCCACGGCACCGTTTCATGGTCAATCCATACCTCAACTTCATGCCCCTGCTGCACCCCGTCGCGCTCGCCTTGCATTGACTTGACAACGGCGCCGGCAGCAGGAACGACGGTTTCGGTTACAGTCGCCGTGCCGGTTGTTTCATCGTAAGTGCCGGGGGTGATGCGAATGTAGGAAAGCGCTTGCGAGCGGAAGCGATCAACAAGCCGCTTGGCCAGTGGTTTAGCCCAAGCATCTTGCGGAGCACTCATTTACCCTCGGAACAATGGAATGACCGTTTCATTCTTGCGCGACACCCAGCAGCCGATTAAATCAAGCAGCCACGGGTACAGGCGCAAGACTGTTGGCGAGTGCCTGCCAACACGCCCATCATTCGGCAGTACGCTTGGGCTACGGATTTGCGCGGGAGAGAAAAACCATTGCTCCAAATCGCCCAGCTTTTCCCTCGATACAACGGGTTTGGGCAGTTGATCAGCAGCGCCAAATACTGCCGTACTATCGTTAAACAATACAAGCGCCAGCTCTGAAGCGGCAGCCGTGTAGCTGTCGTCCAGATCCCTGCCGCAGCATGTCTCTTCATCCGTACACCAGCGCAATGTGCGCAGTGCGTCCTGGGCGGACTTGAGCGCCTGCCCTTTCTGCGTGGATGTAAGCGCCGCCCAGGTGGCCGCCTTGAGCGTGGTCGCCATGTAGGCGTCGGCATCGGCCACCACGATCAGCTCCGGAGGCGTGCAGTTGCACGCCGGTTCGCCGCTGATGGCCGGGCGAGGGTAGGGCTCGGCCAGGCGATGCCACGGCCACCAGCGGACGCTGCTCATGGCGATCAGACCGCAAACACGCGCCAAGCGGTGCCGTTGTTCCACACCAGGGCCTTGGCGGAACCGCCGCCGGTAGGTGCAGAGCCGACAGCGGGGGATGTGGCGTCGGTGACTACGCGGATGGGCCAGCCGGTATAGGTGGAGGCGGTGGGCAGGTTGGCGACAGTGACGCCAACTTCAAGGTCGAGTTGACCTTTCTTGGCCTTGAGGGAATTGAAGGAAGCCATCTGAGTAGATGCGGGGCTCAGTCTCCAGCATAGCCCAGATCAGGCCATGAAAAAGGGGGCCGGAGCCCCCTGATCCATCGTCAGCCGACGCCTCAGACCGTGCCGCCGTAGGGGCTGTTCACGATCAGGCGCACTGCAGGAATAAGGCGAGCATCGCCATACACCAGGCTGAAGTTAGCGCCGGTCGCCAGCTGTGCATTCGTGGGATTGTCGAAGTTGGCATTCCACGAAGTACCCGGAATGTGCTGCACATGATGGTAGTCGATAATGATACCATCTTGCTTGCTGGGCGCATTGCGATCAGGCTCGATCTCCATGGGGATCTGGTCGCCTTCCTGCATCACGCCATTGCCGGCCAGATAGCAGACGAACTGCCGCTGCTGGCCGGAGGTGCCGATGATGGGGCATTGATCATCAACGACCACTTGCAGGCCGGCAAAGTAGCCAACCGAAGTGTCGCGGATGTTCACGCCACCAGCGCCAAATGCAATGTTCTGGCCAGAAGCCAGGTTGCCGGCGGGGTAGAAAGTGAGCTGACCGATCTGCTCAAGGTAAGCACTAACCAGCGAGTGCATCACGATGGTCGTGATTTCGCTCTGGCGCTCATTGAGCTTGTAACGAGCCTCGATCACATTGCCGGCGGTGAGGTAGTTGGCCTCAGCAGCGCCAGTGGTGACGGACTTGTTCAGGTTGTTGGTGGCATTCAGCGGGCCACCAGTGCCAAGCAGACCTTCCATCTGAGAGATGAACTTGGCAGTGCGCAGCTTGTCCATGGCCGGCGCAAGCTGGTTGGACAGTACCACCATCGGATCTTCGCCAATGGCAAGCCGGGTCAGCTTGTCAATGGCGTAAGCAAAACCGCGATGGGTGATGGTGGCGTACTGCGTAGCAGCCTGGATCTTCTGAAAGGTGAAATGACCTTCGCCAGAAGTGCCCCAGTCGTCGCTGGAGGTCATGCGCTCTTCAACCGGGTTGAGCGGCTTGAAGAAAGGCGCCTCGATCCGAGTGCCGGTGGGGGCAGTCAGGCCGGGGTTGGTTGCAATGATCCCCGAGCGGATCATGCGGGATTGCAGAAAAATCTGCTCTTGGAGGTATTGGGCGAACGGTGCAGAAGTCGCCAGCCGTGTCAGGCTCGCAACATCGCTCTGAAACGTTCCGCCGAGGTTGCCGAGATAGGGCACTGGAGGAAAAGCAAGGTTTGCGTTGACACGACCGCGCAGCAGTCATGTTGTGCTCGGGGATCAGCGCAGCCTCACCCTTTGCTTGCGGCGGCAGCCGCTTCAGCCTTGAGCTTAGCAGCAAGGTCTGGGTTGTCGAGTTCCAGCATGATGCGCTGGGTCACATTGCCGCCAGGCAGGTACGGGTTGCCCGATACCTCGATGGGGCCGCCGGTCGCCGGCTTGGAGCCCATGCCGCCTGCGCCCTTGGGCTTGAGGTGATGGGCATACTCGGCGTCGTTGCGCAGCTTGCCGGCCAGCTCGCCAGGGGTGACCTCAGCGCCCTTAAACAGCACCACCGTCTTGCCGTCACGGTCCTGCACGGCAGACTGAAACAGCGCCCAGAGCTGCATCGGCGCAAACGCTTCGCTGCCCACGCCGGCAACAAAATCAGCCCGCAGCCGATCCTTGGTGCGCTGCTCTTCAGCCTGCTGGATGGCCTGATCCTTCTCTGCAATTTGTTTTTGCAGCTCTTCCTTTTCCTTGCGCTCGCGCTCCAGCAGCTCGGCAGTTCTCCCCTGCTCTTCCAGCTCCTGTTTCTTGCGGGCATCTTCCCGGTCCTGCAATTCCTTCAGCTGCTGCTGCAGCTGCTTCTTTTCGTCCAGAATCTCGCCTTTCTTGCCATCGACCGTAGCAAGACGCTGTTCCAGCTCTTCTGCCCTTGCGGCCCTTTCCTGCAGCGCGGTGATTTCTTCCGGCGTGAGCGTCATGGGATGATTGATGGATGCGCTACAGTGTAGCGCGTAGCCGCTCAAAAGCACCAATGGCAACTGTCGATCCCAAAGCACCCGCTCGCGCACCCGCGTCGTCCCCCAAGCCCGCCCCTGTCGCTGAGGTCGAGACCGAAGAGCCCACCCCTGCTGCGGAGGTTGAAGCCGAAGATCCCGCCCCTGAGGTGGAGCGGGTCAACATCGCCGGCCTGGTGCTGGAAAAGACCGTGTATGCCGATGGCATGTGCGAGACCGAGGTGCTTCAGGAGCCGATGATCGCCCCTGAGCTTGTACGCTCCACCCGCGCCAGTCAACGCGCTCGCGGGCACTGATCACACGCACCGCAAGGCCCTTGGGCAGCTGCACAACGCAGAGGCCCAAGGGCTTTTAGCATGTCGTCATAAGTCTCAAGCGCTTTTTGCTCAATCAGTATCAGTAGCCGATTCCTCGCTTCCTGTACTGTCGCCGTCATTTGCGTTTTGCGATTGCTGCTCAAGCATAGCACGCTGACGCAGCTGCTCTTGCAAAGTTCTGGCATCTGAGGCGAGCTGCTTCAGGTCAACATCCTCAGGTATCCATTCGCCGTGATACAGGATCTTGTGAAGCAGCTCAAGCGTAATCTGCCCCTTGTCAGACAGATCACTTAGCACGCTCACGTCTTGACCAAGCAAGCGGTAGAAGTCAAAGTCCTTGCTAATAATAACTTTTGGCGGCTCCTTGCCGTTATATTCCGACGCAATCCTAACCGCTTCATTTAGCGCCGCCTCAAGTTCTTGCGCAGCAACAGATAGCACGCAATTCGCTTGCTGCTGATCAATGCGCTTAGCATCAGCGCTTTCTGCTACAAACTTCTGCCCGAGCAGCTTTGTAACGCCCAAATGCGAGATTTCATTTTCTAAGCGGTCCAGCAGCTCGCCTTGCGCGACAAATGAACCCGCATCGCACTGCACCCAGTACGCTTTTGTGTTCGGGTTCATTTTGATAGCATAATTCAGCCCCGTTACGCCCTCCTCGCCTTCATAGTCTTCAAGCACAAGCAAGCCGATGGCAGCAATGTGCAGCGAATGCAGTAAGTCAGCCAGCCGGCGGTAATGAGCGATGTTTAGGTGGGCAACATCCGCCAATGGCGGCGAAGCGCACAAGAATCCCTCGCGTTCAGCGTAAATGCTGACCAGTGGGATGTAGCTCAGATCATAACTACCGCTTTCAATAGCGTCTTGCTTGTCCGCCTCAAATACTTGGTATGCGCCTGGAGTGATGATGCGTGCAATGGGCACATATTCTTCACCGTACGTCCCTTTTGCTGTCTTGCGTTCCTCTTGATAGCGGAACATCGTCAGCGGGGCGCCGGGCTGATCGCTTTCCCGCCGGCTGCCCAGGTACTGCCACGGGTCCACCGGCACCAGATACGGGCGCAGGGGATCGAGTTCATCGGCAGCAGTGCGGGCCTCGGGGCGCTTGCCGGCATCAACGATCAGCGACGACATGCCATACGTCAACGCCACTTCAAGCCGCTTCTTGGCAAATTGATCAAGCGATGAGCCGTCACCGTCTACATCCTTGCGCCACGTCTCCGACCACCACGGATCGCCGCCTTCCAGCTGAATCTGCCGCCTGAGCACCATGCCCGCAGCGTTATGGATCAAGCGCTTGGTGAACGGCGCCAACACCGACAGATTAACGCGAGCCTGCCACGGGTCGTATTTGACGCCATCTTCTGTTTCTGCCGGATTTTCGCGTGGTTCACGCGGCAGATACACTTCTGCATTTTCGTGCAGATATTCAGTGCCATTCGTCACCGCTTGCATGATCTCCCACTTTCTGCGCATCCGCAGATTTGTGAGATCCATGAAAAACGGGCTATCGTTATCCGTGTAGCGCCGATGCGTCAGCCTGATTCTTGTAATGTCCATTGCAGCGGCGCGTTTGCAGGCAGTCTAGCCTGTATAGTGGTGAGGGCCAGCGGTGCGTCAACACCCCGGCCCATGACCGCCTGCCTGTCAGACGATGGAATCATCCTACAAGGCCCTGCCTTCAATTCAGCAGCTGAGCGAGCTTTTCTCTTGGGACATTGAGAAGGGGCAGCTTATCTGGCTAGTCACGCGAGGCAGCAGCATAAAAGGCACTCGCGCTGGCACAATTAACAACTGCGGCTATTTCATTACAAGCATTAAAGGCCAGCGATATTTGATTCACAGGATTATCTGGATGCTGGGCAGCGGAGTTGACCCCAGGGGCCTTCAGGTCGATCATATCAATGGCAACCGCCTAGACAATCGCTTTTGCAATCTTCGCGCCGCAGAGCGCCTTGACAATAACAAGAACGTCAAAGCGCACGACGATAACAAAAGCGGGCGCTTGGGGATAACCGAGCACAAGCCCGGCATTTGGAGAGCAAGAATTATGAAAAACGGCAAAAACATGCACCTGGGGCTCTTCCCCAGCATCGAGCAAGCAGTGGAGGCTCGCCGCAAAGCCGAGCTAGAGTATCACGGAGAGTTTTCGTCTTATGCCAGTCGCAGCGCCCCCGAAGTCCCGTGAAAGCGGTGACTTTTTAGCAGGCAAAAACTCTATCTCCCTGCGTCCAATGCAGGGACGTATTTTTCGTGATCGCAGGCGCTTTCGCGTCGTTCTTGCCGGCAGGAGGGGAGGAAAGACGGTGCTGGGATGCACCGAGCTGCTGCGTGGTGCCAGCGAACGAGTCGGGGATTACTTTTATGTTGCCCCTTCATACCGCATGGCGCATGACATTGCTTGGGAGACGCTGAAGCGCATGACTCCGAAGCAATGGATCAGAAAAAAGAACGAATCCAATCTTTCGATTACGCTAATTAACGGTTCCAGCATTGAGCTGAAGGGGGCCGAGAACTACGATTCCTTGCGCGGTCGAGCGCTGTCCGGGGCGGTCCTTGACGAATGCGCCTTCCTGCCCGAGGACGCTTGGCGGTCAGTCATCAGGCCGGCGTTGTCTGATCGCCTGGGCTGGGGCCTGTTCACGACCACGCCGTCCCCCGAGGGCGTCTCGGGCTGGTTCTACGAGCTGGTGCTGCTGCTCACTGATGCCGACCAGGCCGATCCTGGGCTGCAGCGCCTCGATCCCGAGCAATGGGCGCTTTATGAATACACGTCACTGCAGGGCGGCAACATCCCACCGCAGGAGATTGAAGAGGCCCGCCGCACGCTTGCTCTTGAAGTTTTCCAACGCGAATACGAGGCCAAAATTATCAGCAATTCAGGGCTGGTTGCATCGTGCTTTTCAATGCTAAACCTTGACTCGACCGTTGAAGATGATGAAAATCTGCCGCTTTACATCGGCATGGACTTTAACAACGACCCATTGACCGCTATTTGCGCCAATATCGTCCGCGTTAAGGGTCGAGCCGTCGAATTGCGTGTCTTTAACGAGCTGAACTTAAAAGGTGCGACAACTTGGGATATGGCTGAAGTGCTCAATGATCTTTATGGCGAAAATCGACGTAAAATTGCCTGCCCCGACCCCACCGGCAAGCGCAAACAAACTTCCGGCGTAGGCGTGAGCGATCATCAGATCCTCCGCAAGGCCGGAATTACAGTTTACGCTCCCGAGGCCCCGTATAACATTGCTGACAAGATACGGGCGGTTAATGCAGCGCTGCGTACAGCTGATGGCGAGGTGCATACCAAGATCAACCCACGCTGCCGTGAGCTGATTAAGAGCTTCAGGACTTTAGGCTACGCTGAAGGTACGCGAATGCCAAACAAGAAGCTCGGTGTAGACCACTCGTTTGACGCCTTTGGCTATTTATGCCTGGGTCGCTTCAACATGAATAAAGGGGAGACAGGGGCGATCACCACGCATCGCGTTTACTGATTGCCCGGATTCTCTACATTTTCTCATTTTCCGTCGATTCTGCCGGCGGTCGCAGCCCACTGACCCTGTTCCCCTCCCAGATCAGCCGGCAGGTGTCGAGGATTCTTTCTTCCGCCGGCTGCTGCGTGTACCACAAAAACCCACAATCGCCACATTTACGCCTGCGCACTCTACTGCCATCCCGCAGCGCACACGTTTGCACGATATTTGACTTTGCGCACTCGCATTTGGGGCACGGCGGAGCCAGGCTGTTGATTAACAAAGATTTACGTTGGCAAACTGCATCATAGCACACTGTTGCCGGCGAGAAATGGGGTAGTATGGAGCCATGGAACGCCCAACGACTTACACGATGGTCAAGCATGACGGCCAATCTGGCTGGAAGCTGCCATACGCTTACAAGCTGCTGCCCTCTGGTGGGCGCGTCGTTGTCATTGACCCGAAAGGCGTCTCGCGGCTTGTTTCGCGCAAATCATTGACACTGCACTAAGCAGCGTGGTATTGCGCAAGCGCATTACACTTGCTTCATGGCAGCGATGGAGCTGCGTTTGTCAAAGGTGATGGGGTCTGATTTTTTCTAAAATCTGGTGAAAATATGGGGGTTGAGCTTTTGTGGATTCGACCCCCCGCCCCCCCCCTTGTTTGTGCTGCGGGTTTATTGGTGGGGTAAGTGTGGTGGGGATGATGGGGGAGAATAAGTGCGTTGTTTGGGAGGGTTGGTTGGAAAGGGTAAATGTATTATTTGAGAGTGCTGGATGGGGGTGGTAAGGGACCCGCCCACACACCGCGAAAACCGCAACCCTGCCCCCCGTTTGCTATCACGGAGGGCAGGAATCTGCGGCGGTTAAGTATAGGCTCAGGAGGCATGGGAGCCGTTACATTTGGTCACACTAGACTAAGTATGCACGTAACCTGTCTCATCCATGGCGCCAAACGTATTGCAATGCGGCCACGTTCCAACGATCAAGCCAGGCAAGTGATATATTTCATCGTGCACCCTAATAGTTTCAATCTCAAAAGCGAGAGAATGCAACAAGTTGGACAAGATGCCCCCACTTGCGGCCACAAGGTCAAAGAGCCTAACCTTTTGATCAATCGTAAGATAGTCTAAGTTTAGCGCTACTTTATAGTCTGTTAGCCTGTAGACTGTCACTTGATCACTGTTGCGATCATACCCTATATCGCAGATTGCCGTGCCAGATCCGTTCCATATTTTACGGATCTTAGCTTCCAAGTGTGCTGGAACGTGGTTCCAGTCAGTGTAGGCTTGGGCCATGACGAGATAAAGAGCGATGGGATGATGGGAGGGAATCAAACTAGGCAGGCTTCACCAGAATCTAGCGCTTCATAGGGTGACTCAGGGAAACCGTGCTTAGATTCGAGTTGATTGTAAATGACGCAAGCGTTTTCCGATGATGGGCCATTGGAAAGAATGCTAGGCTTGAAATAGCGTGAGATGCGGCAAAGCCGCGCATACAGTTCAGAGAATTGGCCGTCGTGATAATGCACAGCGAACCAATAGTGAGCCTCTGCAATGTCAAAGCGATCAAAGTACATAGCAGGATTAAGCAGATGAACAATGACAGTATAGGCAAGCTGCGACGCTTGCCTATGGGCGCTTAACACTTAGTTACAGTTACCGTGGAACCGCCACAGGCCATCATCCACACTCAGCCATCCCGATACGCTCCGCTTGCCTACATTAACCCTGGCAGGCAAGCTGAAGAATGTATCTGGTTCGCCCGTAACATATGCGGTTCGGCGCCGGCTGTCATCACAAACCGCGCCAATAATTCTGGCTAGGGTGGGTCCACCTATCCAACATGTATAGCCTACAGTTTGGTCGTGCTCATTAACCTCTTCGGTGTCAACGCGAAACTTAAGCGATGCCATGATGAATGAATGCGTGACTACCTCCATACACTAGCGCGGGATTGCGCAATGGGGCCTGAATGCTTAACGTTTTGTCACAATGGGCGGGCTGACTGCAGCGTTACATTCTGCCAACCCAGTGTGCTACGCCAGTTTGAGCGGTTAGCTTGTCTGCCAGCCGCCAGGCAGCCGCGACCGTTTGCGGGGAGCGAATCAGCTCCCAGTGATTAGCGCGAACAATGACAATCATGGATGAATGAATGAATGAATGAATGAATGAATGAATGGCGCCAGCATGAATGGCGCCGGATGAATGCTTAAAACTCAATCACGTAAAAGTCTGGGCTAACCTGTGAAGCATGGCGCGGCTTGGCGCTGCTCAGTTCGCGTTTTCGCGCAACTTTAATTCCCGCCTCAACAGGTCCATCAGTGAATGGGGAAAAGCAAGAAATATCTTCTATGGTTGCTTTCCATCGAGCCGGCTTAGTATGGGTCGGGCCGCAATACTTGACGGTAGCGCAAACGCGGGAACCGCTAAGCAGGCTGCGACCATTCCAGCGCTCAGCTATTGGGCCATCATGCCCGGTAACGCGGCAGGCCATAAAGGCACCCTCCAGCCATCGGTAGCATTCAGCGGCAGACATGCCGGAAGCGTGAACCTGAATGCAGCCCTTTTCGTCTACAATCTGCTCGATGCCGTAGCCGTAGCCCGCATTGGAGATATAAATGCAGCCAGGCTGAATAACACCGTTGATGTATGGGGCGTCAGGGCAATCGAGCAAACGGCACAGGATCGCGCAGTTACGATCCAGCATTTTAGCGGTAACGCGGGTCATGGCGGTTTGAGTGGTTGGGCTCCCCTACTATAGGGGATGAATGGCAGCGGTGCGGCTAGGTGCTTAACAATTAGTCACAATCACGCAACAGGTCTAGGCATTCTTCGACCTCTCCCGTTGCCGTGCAACCATTCACGGCAGAATGCAGCCACCACTGCAGCGCTTCCTGCTCAGTCAGTGGTTCGCCATTGCCTGATGATGGGCGGGTCACTCGCAAGTGCGGGAACCGCTCTGGCCCACCATCAGGCGGCGGCAGCCAAACTAGCCAGAATGGCGCATAAGTGATCTGGCAGCCTGAATGCGTGGTGTGTTTCATGGGATGAATGCAACTAGGGGCATACTAGCCCATGAATGGCACGGGCTAGGGTGAATGCTTAACAATTAGTCACAGCGCCACCGTAAAGGCGGCGACAGGGCCAAAGTCACCAGACATTAAAACGCTTCGATTGTGCGGACAATCAAGCGTCACATGCCCATAGGCCGAGACAATGTAGGGCTTGCCGGTTTCAGCGTGCCTTTGCATGGCATAGTTAAGGCTGCCAGCCAAACCCGGAGAGGCCGCGGCGTCTCGGTCCATCACCCGCAAGCCATACTTTCTTCCGTTGACAGTGCGCTTCATTGAATGCCTTTTGAATGAATGCCCCCATACAATAGCCCATGAATGGCACGCTTGCCCATGAATGCTTAACAAACAGTCGCATTAGGGACTGTCTTGGCCGAGACTCATTGCGGCGCAGCCATTCTCAATAAGCGCTTAGCCTTCTGTCTCGGCTGTCTCGGAGGTGAGATTGCCTTCGGTCTCGGCTGCAACCGGCTGCGAATCGCCCTCAGGCAGCTCTGAATGGGCCTCGACGCTCACAGTCAGCACTAGATCCTCTGCGCTCAGGCCAGCACTCTCCCGCAGCTCCCCAGCGATCTCTCCAGCCCGGTCCAAGCCCTTGAGCGCTGCTCCCCACTGACCGTCCGCCAGGGCGCCCTGGATGGCCTGCTGGCGCTGAGCGGCGACCATGGCGCGGCGTAGCTCTGGTGGGGCACTCTCGGCGGCACATAGGGCCTGCTCAGCGTGCCGCTGTGCTCGCGTCAAGGCGCGGGCCGGCACGGATGAATGGTCCTGGCGTAGCTTCCATCTAACTTGAATGGGCAATAATCCACGAGCGTATAATGTGAATGCCTTTTGTACGAGCGCATCAAAATCAGGGGCCTCTTCTGATTCTTGATTGCTTAGATCCCAGTCAGCGACCCAAGCATTATGCGCTCTTAGTAGTCGCTCGCTATCGGGCCGGCAGTGAATGGGGAGGTCCATCGTTTCGCTCGTTCTGCGCTGAATGCTAACTGCTCGCGCAAATCACCCCCTGCTCGCGCTTTCCCTGGCCGGCAGGGGAACGGGCTCAGCTTATGGGTAGTACGCATCTACTGTCCTATGCCCCTAAGGGGGGTAAAAGCCTTAGTATGACTAAATAATTATACCCTCTACTGTTGTGAGCAACTGGATAGTTGTACCTATTTTTTTTGGTATAAATGGATACAGGGTGAAAAAAAAACATTCAAAGGCTCTCTGTCACACGCAATTTCTCTTGCGAAACCCAGTGTTTACAGGGCAGCTAGGGTGTGATTGATTTGCTCAGGGCAATTTTGCTGTTCAGTAGTCATCGCAAAGCAAAAGCCGGTCCCCAACTTGAGTCTACCCATGAGACTACGTGTAACAATACATTTATACTAATCATAAGCCCAGCTAATCAAGCCGCAAGCACAAAAAAGGGGGGGCGGTTGCCCCCGGTTCCACTCCCTTTGCAGTAAGACCTTGCGAGTTGAGTGAATGACTGCCGGATGGGTTCCGGCGGGCCGTGAGGTGGGTTAGGCGGCTTTGACGTGTAACTCCTGAGCGATCTTTTTGAGTTCAGATTCAGTGCGAAAAATCAGCATAAACCAAAAGTCTCCGGTGACTTCAAGGCCGTTGGCTTTGATAACGTTTATGATGCCGTGGCGAAGTGCTTGCTTGCGTTGCTCGGCGGTGTAGTTGGTGGCGGGCATGGCTGGGATTAAAAGATCAGGCACGAATCTGGACAGGCATAAGCAGAAAGCGCATTTCCACGTTTTCAAGGCATGTGTCACGAATCGTTGACGTAAGCAAAAGCGGATTGGTTGGGCCATTGACTTGCATGGCAGCATTACCATTCCAGCTATAGCGTGTCACCTGTTGCAAAAAATCTCCTAGCAGCTGCGCGTTAAATGAAGTGGGCGCCTCAGGAGTATTCTTAAACGAATCAGGCCAAAGCTGATCAGTGTTGGGATACTGCAAATCAGCATGAGCGCTAAGCCAGGGAATAGACTGCAGGAACTCGGCAGTTGCAGTCTTGCCGCCGAGAATACGAGCCCCCTCACCATTGCCGGCAGTGTCATCAATAGCAATGAAGCGACCGTAAGCAATGCGCTTCTTAAACTGCTTAGCATCAAGCAGCAGTGGCTGATCGCAGGACCAAGTGGCGTCAGGGCATGTAACATGAAACATGCGATACCCGTCAGTGGATACAATGATCACCCCGCCATCTTCACTTGCCGGCCTAACATGGATAGCCGTGAGAACTTTCTTGCAGTCATCAGCGCTAGTAAATTGCGCAGCAACGTAAATAAGTTGTGCGGGAAGGAATGCCTTGGTCATTGTGATGCTCGGCCGCTGCCGGCTGAATCAACAATGACATCATAGCAGCAAAAAAGGGCAAGCGTGCCACGCTCACCCCTAAACGCTTAACACTTTGTCACAGTGCCAAATTAGGGTTGGGCCAGCGGGCTCACGGATCGTCCACCACTGTCGGCGCCATGAACTGCTCAAACTCTCGATCAAGCTGCCCCTGCTTCCGCTCCTGCTGCATTGAGTAAATGTTGCCAGCATCACACTCTTCAGCGAGAACATACACCATCAAGCCTTTGCTGAATCGCGTTGAATCATCATCATCGCAATCAGCACGGCGAGCGGTAAATACAGTGCGCCTCTGCCACCAGTGCCCCTTATAGTAAAAGCACCGGCCAATGTTGACACTGCTAAATCGAATGCGACGGCTGGGGCGATCTTTAGGTGTGAGCCCAAACGGTACTAGCCTAGCCATTCATCGCCTCCCGCTTTGCATTAAGCGCAAGCGCTTTAGTTTCATACTCTCCCAGTAATCGCCGTTTGTGGTATGCCTTCCAGCACCCATTACGCCGCGAAAAGCGAACATGTGACTGCCAGGAGGCTCGCTGTGCCCGCCGGCCTACGCGAGGGCCAGGGGTGCGCCTGTGCGGCTCAGGGGAGAGCTGCAGGTTGGACAGCTGCAGATTGAGCGGGTTGTTGTCGATGGGGGTGATGTGCAAGCCATCAGCGGCGGGATCGCGGCCATGGAACAGCGCCCAGGCAACGGCAGGGGCGGCATAGAGCTGCCCGTTGATCGAAAGCCAAAGCCGCCCATCGACCACACTTCCCGCCGGCTGCCCCGGCGCCTTGCGGCCACGCTGCTGCAGGTAGGTAATGGCCCCCGTTAGAGGATTGTAGTGAAACAACAAGCGCAGCTCAGTGATGGGCGGGAGCTTAAATGTCGATTTCTTCATTATCATCAAGAATGTTCAGCCTGATTGGTAGGGCAGAAATAGCGCAAATCCAGATGTAGTCGTGCAGGTCTTTTACGCTGTCGCAATCAACCCAGTCAACGTCATCGTCAGGAATGTACCTCGGCCAACGAGCTACCCCTTGCCGGATTTCGACTGAGACAGGGAACGCAAGCGCTTGAAGATCAGAGGTAAGCTCTTCAAGCGTTGGGATAGAATTGTACTCAACGTTAATCTGCATGGGGAGACAAGAATCAGGCCGACAATAGCTAGAACGATAGAAAGCGTGAGGTTAGTTGTGGCAATGCTGCTGGCAAGGGCAATGATAGCGATTAGTGTTCGCATGACGGATTGTAAAGGCATGGTTCGTGGCCATCGGGGAGAACATGAACGTCCCCAGGTAGGCCGGCCTGCAATGCAATGTCATTCATCTCAGACTGCTCGCCCCAGCAAATGACCTTACTATGCTCGTTTATTGTAACCCATAAGTTAAAGCGCTCCATCAGTTGAGCCCCAGCCTAGAGCGCGTCAGGCTGCCGTAGGGATTATCCGTAACAGCGATCATCCCTTCAACAAGCGCAATAGCGTAAGCGATTTGCGCGATGGTCACACCATTTGGCGCGACGTGATCAGCGTCGCAAACTTTCCCTTCGCCGGCAACGTCGCCAGGCTCAAGCCTGATAATGTCCGACTGGTGCCGGAAATAAGTGTTGCCATTGATGCTGATAAATTGAAGACTGCTCCGCTTGCGCGGCATACGAGGACGGAAAAGGTTGAACATGAGCGGTGTTTGTTGGACAATGCAACGATAAGCGGCAGCGGGCATGGGCGCAACGCTGCGTGCTGATAGCTTAACACTTATTAACGGAACACGGAGACGGGTGGGTTGCAGTGCCCGTAAGGCAGGCCGAGAGCGCGTTCAATGCGGCGCAGTTGGCCATCATCAAGCCCCTCCGGGTTGTTCGCCCAGGGCCACAGAATGGCCGGGTTAAAGTTTTTGGCTTCTACTAGATACAGATTCTTTTTGACAGCTTTGACGCGCTTTTGTATGCGCTGCTCATACAGGCTTTCGATAGACAATTCCCTGAGCTGCTGCCGGTCGCCGCGAGCAACAAGAATACGCTCGGGCTTCTCGGGTGCTTCGACAACCTGCTTGTTTTCATCAAGCACAAGCCGCGCTTTCTTTGGCTTGACCTTCCCCTCTAATGTCCAATCAATCGGCTCATGTGGCAGCGGTAGCTGCCGCCAGCAATTGCCGTGGTCAATGATCAGCGCTACTTTGCCTGGGTTGCTGGGATCAATGCGCAGCACGCGCCCGATCAATTGCTTCCAGAGACGCAATGAACGTGTAGGTCTAATCAGCTGCAGGCATGTAGCAGCCGGTAGATCAAGGCCCTCGTCGATCAATGCAACCGAGACGATTACTTTCAGATCGCCGGCAGTGAAGCGCTCAAAAGCATAATCACGGTCGCGCTGTGATGTAGACCCGATGACAACCTCAGCGCTGATCCCCGCTGCTTTGTATTCTGCGGCGATGATATGCGCGTGATCAATGCTGATCGTTACAGTAATGGTGGGTTGCAGGTCAGGGTTGAAGTGCAGCAAGTCACGCAAGAAGTCCCCCTGCACTTCTATAATGCGTTCTTCAATTACATCTTTCTTGTAGTCGCCGCCAACAATTGGCACCCCTTTAGTATCGACAACGGCCTCGTCGCCGCCAAACATTTTGTATTTACACAAGCTCCCTTCATCCATCAGCTGTTTAGGCTGCGGGCCAAGAATTAGCTTGGTGATGCCATATTTCCCTAGGCCGGCACCAGTGGGCGTGATGGGCGTTGCAGATGCGCCGGCAAAGAATGCAGGCTGTATTTCTTTAATGATCTCCTGATATGTCTTGGCTTGTATATGATGCGCTTCATCTAGCAGCAATACACGACCACGAAATGAGCTGACAGCTTCGCGGCGCCGCGCTAATGTGGGCATCATTGTTACCATGATACCCCGATCCTCGGTCATGCGATTAGCCGTGTAGAATCCCACTGCTTCACCACAATGCTTGCTGCATGATGCTGCAAGCTGCTTAATGATCTCGTTGCGGTGTGCTGCGAGCATCACTTGATAGCCCCATTCACGATAGAGCCGTGTGATTTCTGCCAGCATGACAGTCTTGCCGCTGCCGGTGGGGGACACCAGACATGGCGCCCCACCTTCATTCATGTGCTCGACTGTTTGAGTGCAAAGAGGAGACTGATAGTGTAGCAGCTTAAACATGGCCTACTTAATTAGCCTCCAGATAATTAGGCGGGGTCCAGTTCGTCGGCCATCAAGCGAAGCTCGTTTGCGACGAAAGGCATACCACTTAGGCATGTGGTTGCCAGAATGTCTGACGCCTCTTGATAGTTTCGCCTGCTGGGCGTCACCTGATCCGCAGCAGCACGGAGGGCGGCGGCAAGCGGGTAGCCCATGTCCTCTAATGGACCTTGGGCTTCGTAGGCGTCATTCCAGGCATCCCATACAGCCTGCGCGGCGGGGGATAGGGATGGGGTTGTCATAGTTTTAATTCTGTTGGCTTGGTGGTCAACAATGAGGCGGCGTATGTAACTACAGCATCCCATCGGACAAACACTTTTGCTGGTACGCCTTTGGACGGTACTTGCTTAACAATCCATCCGTTTTCGGCTGCTTCAATTTGGACAGTGAGATACTCGCCCGTGGACTTGGCCATCACCCCACCTCCAGCACCACCCCAGTAGCCGGCGATGCGTCGATCAGCTGCAGCGCCAACGCGCCATAGCGCGCCCACCAGTCGCTGGCTTGTGAATCCATCGCAGCAATCCAACGCGGGTCGGCAGTGCGCCACTTTCCAATGGCGTGTTGCTGGCAGCCGATAGCCAGCACATCGGCGGACCATGTAACCGCCCATGTATCAAATTGCGCAGACCTGATCTCGCGCATGTTGCCAATGGCGGCCCGGAGGTTGGCGCCCCGGAGGTTGGCGTCCCAGAGGTTGGCGCCCCAGAAGTTGGCGCCCTGGAGGTTGGCGCCCCAGAAGTTGGCGGCCCGGAGGTTGGCGCCCCGGAGGTTGGCGTCCCAGAGGTTGGCGCCCCAGAAGTTGGCGCCCTGGAGGTTGGCGCCCCAGAAGTTGGCGCCCTGGAGGTTGGCGCCCCGGAGGTTGGCGTCCCAGAGGTTGGCGCCCCAGAAGTTGGCGCCCTGGAGGTTGGCGCCCCGGAGGTTGCAGCCCCAGAGGTTGGCGTCCCCGAGGTCGGAGCCCCGGAAGTCGGCGCCCTGGAGGTCGGAGCACAAGAAGTCGGCGCCCTGGAGGTTGGCGCCGATGGCTTCAATCCGCTTGCCGCCATCGCTGCGCAACCATGCTGCGTGCTGCTGGAGCTGTTCGGGTGTAATCACGCCTCCACCTCCTGCACGCGCCAGGATGCTGCTTTGTCTGCCATTTCCGCTTTGCCGGCCTTCAGATAGCGAGCTTGCAGGCTATGCGACTCCTTGCTGTAGTCGTCCTTGAAGTCATCGTTCACCTTGAAGTATGCTCCGGTTTTGACTCGGGCAAGGCGTACTTTGTGAAATGTGCCATCAGAAAACAACATATCCATATCATCCTTTGCCGGTATGGCATCAGCGGCATAAAGTTCTTCAAGCTCGGCTTTGACTTCGCGCTCTTTAGTTTCGAGAGTTTTCTTTTGTTGCTGGAGATACAGCAGGCGTGCAGCGAGCTGTTGGGCGGCTTCTTTTGTCATGGTTGGTTTAGCGGTTAAGAGTCCAGGCTTGAACGAGATCTTTAATTGAAGCAACGCTGTCGGCTTCAATCTGGGTGCTTGACAGGTCACAGGCAAAGCCTGTTATTTGCCACAGTACGTTTGCGGCAAAGAAAAGATCATCAAGCTCAAAGCTGGCATTGCCATGAAAAATGCCAACGAAAGAAAGACCTCCTTCGCTAGCAGGCAGCGCGAAGTCGAAAGATCCTTTTGGGTTGAGGGATATTTTGACTTCTCCCCAGCCCGTAGGCCAAGGAGGGAGGTCTACGACTTTTGTTGTCATGGGTGTTGAAGGTCAACCCGTTTATCCTAGCACCTCTTGAAGCCTGTCAAGTACGGACTGAGGGCTAAGGGACGAAAATCGTGTATTTCCCGACGTGCTGCGGAATTGATACACGGTATCCCCTGACACAAACTGGATTTTTTCAATGCGTCCAATTTCATGCCCATCAGCCAGCACCGGCAGCAGTGCCATCGGCGGCCAGGGTTCAGGGGGACGCCCCAGGGCCATGGCCATCTCAACTTCGACTTCCCCTTCAACGCCCCGCGCCAATTCGCCAAGCATGATCAGCTCGCCCAGGGTGAGAGTAGGACAGGTCACGGCTGCAGATGAAATCGCGGGAAAATGAGAAAATGTAGAAAACGGTCAGGCATTGGCGAGCTGAATCAGCTCTTTGTACCATTCGTCGTCGAGATCCTCGTAGACGACAGTAAATGATCTGCTGATAGGGTCAAAGGATGCGGTAATTTTGTCTGGCCTGCATGTGCAAGAAAATACGTCGCCAATTACTTCTAGGAGTTCCTGAGAAACGGCCATGAGAGAAAGTGTTAAGTGTGGTCAGGCATTTGCGAGCTGGATTAGGTCTTCATCGCTCAGGCGGTACACATGAATAATCGCCCCGCTTGGTGCCGCTGGCTCTGCGTAAATCTTCTGCGATAGCGTTGCCGCTACCTGTGAATCATCCACCCAGATCACGCCGGTCAACGCATCATTAGTTGCACGCTCCAGCTTATCGCGGTCGGGTGCCGATGTATGCCAGAAAGGGGCATCGGCTTTAAGTGGCCGATCATAGTTGTTGCTGACGTGATGGCACTTCGGGCGAGAAAACATAAACACCATTTCAGTCAAGATGGGGCCATTGATTAGCGCCTCACCAAAAGCAGCCGATGCAGCATTGCGCACATCATTGCGCCAAGCCGCTACATGATTCGACTGCTCCCTGAATCGACCTTTGCCGAGATACGTTTTGCTACCTTGCGGTGCAGGGCGGCCAACGACTGAGAACTTTGTGATCAGGTCCATCTACTTGTAGCTTTGGTTTTTCTTGAGGCCGGCGGCTGCATCTTGGGCGGCATTCATGTGATGCCTGGCAAGCAGCTTGCAACGTGTTGCATTGTCGAGTCTGCCGGTACGGGCGAAGTACGCGGCACGGATTTTTCCCAGCGCACAGCCGCCAGGTGGCGCTCTTGGAGCGCCGCGAGGTTAATGTCTGGCATCAGCGGCGGCGGAGGCGCTTGAGTTCAGTAGCTGGCCTCACTTCTTCGGCGGCTTCTGCGCTGGCTTTTTCTTGTACGGCTTCTTCTTGCCGGTCGCCTTGTCGCATGGCATCAGAGGGGAAGGGGGCAGAGGGAATGGTCTTGACGTGCTCGATTGTAGCGGCAAGTTCGCGCACCATTTCGCGGGTCTGAGCCAGGTGCATTATCAGCTGGTCGATCATCGCCAGCCGGCACTCGTCAAAGGTGGGATAGAAGGGCAAAAAGTCGTAAGCGCAAAAGCTGCCAAACTGTTGCGCTTTTCGGTCGTACACTGCCACCAAACCATCTTTGGCCAGTGCCGGCAAAGGTGCGTGATCGCCTAGCGTGAGTGGAGCAACCCAGACCTGTTGAACGGAGTCAGTCATTTGTGTTTGGATTTAGATTGCACCGTAGCATCCTGGGCTGCTTTCTTGGCTGCAGCCCTTGCAAGCGTGTCTCGCACTACCTCTTCCCTGCCGGGACTAGGAGTGATAAGGCCGCGCCTTTCAAGGTCTGACCAGTTAATGCGATTGACCATTGAGCTGCGGTGTTACCCCATGATAAAGCGGCTCCAGCGCAAGTCGATGTGACAGTTGCAGGAAGTGGCACACTTGCAGGACGTGCCATAGTGGGAGCCGCTGCCGAAAGCGGCGCATGAAAAAGGGGCCGGGACGCCGCCAAGCACCCGACCCCTGTTGACCAACCGTTCAACACAGGGACTCTATCACATGGAAAGGTGGATTCCATCGTCTAAGCGCAACCCGTGCCCGATTTGCGGGCGCGTAAAAGACACGGATTGCCGCATCCGGCAAGATGAGCAGATGGTGTTCTGCCACCGTGGCAAGTCTCAGGGGCCGCCCGAGGGGCTCAAGGTGGGGGACACGCTGAGCGACAGCGAGAGCCGGATCTGGGCCTACACTGGGGATTCCAGGGACGACAGCCGAGACGGTGCAGTGTTCGTGATCCACCAAGAGCGTGCCGATCACGGGCTTCCGTCCTGTGCGATGTTCACCCCTGCCACCACAGCGCCGGCTATTCACAAGCAGGTCGAATGCACCAGCACCGTGTATCAGTATGCGCAGCATTTGCGCGTGCTTCGCTATGATTTTGACGCCGGCAACAAAAAAGAGTTTCAGCCGCAGTTCTTTTTTAATGAGCGCTGGAACGCTGGTGCAGGGTCGGAGATCTGGCCGTTTTATGGATCACTTGATTCGGCATTTGGGCAAACTGTTATAGAGGTCGAAGGCGAAAAATGCGTTGATGTATTGCGTACTGCGGGGATTGCGGCAATCACGCATCCCGGCCATCAGCGTAACGAGGTAGCCTGCAGAGCTAGATACGCAGGGTTGCTATCTGCTGGTGTCAAGACTGTTTATTTTATTTCTGACAACGACGCACCGGGCAGAAAAAAGGCTGCGGCCTTTATGGCGGCAGCAAATCTAGCGCAGATTGGGTTTCGCGTTATCCCGGCAGAGTCAATCTGCGACGTTCCTGAAGGCGGCAGTGTTGACGACATGCCGGCAGAGCAGCTGGGTTCATTGATTGCTGTTGCAATTAAAGCAGCGGCAGGGGCAAAGCCGACACCGCTCAACCGTACAAGCTACGGTGCAATCAAGCAAGCTCTAAAGGATTTTTACGAAACTGGCCCTGTATCTGCTGCTGACATTCAAGCTGGTATTGCAGACATCGCCAGCGCCCATGATGCCTCGGTGTTTGACACCCGCCGGATCTGGGATTCACTGGAAGAGGATCGCCAAGTCGAAAGCGATGCACTAGGCGCAACCAATGCCATCGCCAGGAGGCAGGAGCTTGAATACAAACGCAAAAGCGTCAAGCTGGCTGACTATCTGCCGGAGTCAATTTGCGCAGCCGTTGAAGAGCTTACCGGCAACCTGCCGTGTGATGGGCTGACGGCTGCCTCTGTGGTGCTCACCACTGCTGCCGGCGTGCTGAAGGCAGGGCATCGTATTGATGCGGGGGACGGGCTATTTGTGAAAGAGCCCGTGATCTGGATGGTGCTTGCTGGCCCGTCCGGCAGTGGCAAGAGCCCGATAATGACGCATTTATGCCGTGATCGGCTGCGGCTTGTATTCCAGCATTTTAATCAGCTCAGCGCAGATAAAGACAGCGAATATGAGGTGCGCTATGGGCATTTGCCAAAAGCACGGCGCCCCGAGAAGCCCGAACCATTGCGCACTTGCATAACAGACTTCACAACAGAATCGCTCAATGGCATTATTGCGGACAATCATCAAGAGGGCCTGGGCACGTTCCTGTACTCAGAAGAGGTGAAAGAGATTCTGGGCAACTTTGACGAATACAAGCAAGGCGGCAAGGGCAGAGGCAGGGAAACATTCCTGTGCCTGTTTGATGGCAAGGTGAACTCGCAACATCGTGTTGGCCGGCGGTCGAAGATGATCGTTGGCAAGGTGCAGAATGCACTGCTGGGGGCTGTGCAGCCTGGCGTATTCCGCAAGATGATCGAGGAAGGCGACGATGCTGGTTTGTTCGCCCGGTGCTTGATGGTGCCGCTGATCAATGATTACGTCGAGCCAAACTTCTTTCGTTCGCCGGAGGAAATACAGGCTGTTCACATGGCAGAACAGTGCATGGAAGATTTTTATTTGCGCTGCCTTGGCGTGCCGCCGCTTGTGCTGCGGCTTGAGCGCGATGCTATCGAGCTGTTTGCCATGCTATCGCGTGACACGTACGATAAAATGCAGAAAGTATCATTGGAGTCACAGCGAGCAGTATTTGGCAAGCGCCTAGGCTACATCTTGCAGGTTGCGCTTACCATGCACTTGTGCAAGGTGGCGACCAATGAGATTCCGCCCGATGAATTGTATGTATCGAAACAAATGCTTGCGCGTGCTGTGGTGTTTGTTGATTTGTTGCAAAGCTATGCGATTGTAGAGCAGCAGGAATCGCAGATGCAGCGGCATGGTTCGTTTGATTTGCCGCGCCGCATCCATACTTATGCCAAGAGCAGCAGCGGCTGCACTGTCGGCCAGTTCTCGGCGCAATGCGTCCCGGTCAAGTACCGTGCCACTATTAAGAATCCTCACGTCAAAGCGGCGATGGAACAGTTGATTGGCATGGGGCTCGGGGAATGGCAGGAGCGGAGCGGATCGCAAACATTTGTTGCTAAGGGGCGCTTCCCCGACTAAAACGCTTGACACAAGCGGTCAAGCGTGCAATGCTAGAGCTTTCAAGGGATCTTCATGTATCAAGAGGATGGGTGCAACGCATCCAGGCAAATCTGTGACGCGCTCGACCGGCTGCTGACGGCGCCACCAACCAGCGAGCAGGGGCAGCGTGTTGAGGCGACTGAGCGCGAGGCTGTGCCGATGGCCAACCCGTCATGGAAGCAGCTTGCGGCGATCCCCGAGTCGCTCACCAAACGAGCTGTACTGCACGCCCTGGGCATCGAGCCCCCGCCGGCAGGGATCTCAGATCGCTGCGACCTAGACATGATTGTGTTTCGCGCTGGTGAGCTTGGCTTGATCGTTGAAGAAAGCAGCACGGCGTACTTTTTTAGTGCGCCTGAAGCACTCAAGCGTTTTATGCTCGGCAAGGGTACGCCCAGTGGCGATTTAGCGAGGTGGTGGCTTCGGGCGAAAAATCTTTTGCCTGCTGCTGCCCCCTGACCTGTTTCATGCTATTGTTCCATCGTTCATCTTGCTTTTATGGCACGCACTCCTTCCGCTCCACCGCCGCAAGCTGTTCCTATGCAGCAGCCGGTCGCCCCGCTGCCGCAGATGATTCAGCCACGCAAGGTCTCATTGCTTGAGGCCATTGCTGCTGCGTCGCCTGGCTTTGCTGATCTCACTAAAGATAGCAAGAACGACTATCTTAAGTCGCAGTATCTTGGCTTGCCTGGTTTGCTCAAGGCTATTAAGCCTGCACTGCTTGAGCAGGGCATCACTGTTTACTCTCAAGCGTTGCAGGAAAACAGCTCTTGGGTTGTTCGTACTACGCTTGCCTTTGTCGATGGCACTGAAGAGCTGTGTTCGGACTTCCCGATTCCCGACCTGAGCAATCAGCAGCGTATTGGTGCCGTGATGACTTACGGCACTCGTTACAATCTGTTTGCGCTACTTGCCATTTGTCCCGAAAATGACGATGATGGCAACAGTGGCGGTTACAGCGCTTCTGCTGCTGCTGCTCTGCCTGGCCTCCCTGGCGGCTTTCCCGGTGCAGGCCCCACCTGGCCCGCCCCTGGGCAGCAAGTTCAGGCGCCTCAGGCGATGCATCCTCAGCAGATGATGCAGCCCTCTGCCATTGCCTACCCCGTTCAACCTCTCCCTGTACTTCCTCAGTGACTTATTCCCAGCCGCAACAGCAGCAAGCGCCGTACCGCCCTAATCGCGCTGCGCTTTGGGTTAATAGCCACAAGACTGCTGCCAACCAGCCTGACTTCAAAGGCAATCTGGAAATCAGCTGGGCTCTATTCCAAGAGCTGACCGCTGCTTTCAACGCCGGCCAGTACGCGCAGGACATCGGTGGCCAGCCGTGCATCAAGCTCGATTTGGCGCTCTATGCCCAGCAAGGCGGCGTGTCGGCATCGGGCAAGGCCAGGCCCATCCTGAGCGGCCAGCTTTCGACTGTGACCGAGACGCAGCAAAGTGCTGCCATGCGCCAGCAAGCTGCTGCTCAGTACGCGCAGCCTCAGCAGCCACAGCCACAGCCACAGCCTCAGTACGCGCAGCAGCCTCAGTACGCGCCTGCTCCCCAGCCCCCTGCGCCGATGCCTCAGCAGCAGTACGCGCCTCAGCCTCAGGCCCCACAGCAGCCGCAGTATCAGCAGGCGCCCATGCCTCAAGCGCCTGCTCCGGTGGCGCCTCCGGCGCCCGCGCAGCCCATGCCTGGCGCGATCCACGGCCAGCCTCCCGCTGCCCCAGCGCCGATGCCCAGCCTGCCCGCGAACTTCTGATGCCTGAGCTACATCTACTCCCGGCCCAGCCGGGAGTTTTTTTTAGGGAAAAAGACCACAAGTATTTTTACATTAAGCATGACCCTGGCGACGACTTGGTAGTTCAAGTCCCTTCGTCTTCGCACATTATTGCGCTAGGCGGCGGCAAGGACTTTGATAAAACGCCATGGCGTAAGTCATTGATGCGCAAAGGGCTTAACGAAAGAGGCGCCGAGTATTTCATGGATCACATGCGGGACATTCGCGCTGCTATTGGCACGGAGACTCACGCTTTAATCCAACACTGCGGCCTTGGCGTAGCAGACGAGCGGACAAAAGACGGCGCTTGCGAAGAGGCGGAAGCGATTTTTCAGCTATGGCTTGAACACGTCCTGCCCCGCATCGGGAAGGTCTATATCATTGAACAGCCAATGATCCATCCAGGCGGCTGCTACGGCTTGACGCCGGATCTTGTCGCTGAGGTAGATGGTATCCTGAGCTTGTGCGACTGGAAGAGCAACCAAGCCGAGCATTTTGCCGAGCGCTACCAGCGGCTTGTAGATTATGCTCCCGATGACGACATGATGCGCGGCATTTGCGAGCATTTGGCGGCAGTTGACGCTGAGGCCGACAAGGTGAAAGAAGCGACCGCTCGCGTGCGCGACGGCTGGCAGATGCAGCAGGGCAGCTACGCCTTTGGACTGGAGGCGGTTCATGGGCTGCGCGTCCAGCGGGGGATCAACTTCATGCTATCGGTGGACGGCGTGAAAGAACAGCACTGGAACCGGCCAGACCTTGACCAGGGGTGGAAACAATTTGCCGGCGGGTTGCTGCTGCATCACCAACGGGCCGTGATGGCTGGTGGCCACCCGGTCTTTCAAGCTGCCCTCAACGCGCTTTACCCGTTGATGCACGCCTGATTACGTGCTATGCTTTTGCCTGTCCGCATTCATCCAATGCCCACCAAGACCAAAGCTGCTCTTGAGCCCATCATGGAAGAGCCCCAGATCATCGACGAGCCTCAAGAGCAAGGCGACCAGGAAATCATCGACAGCGCTGATTACAGTGTCGCCGCTTGCCCTGCCCCCGAATCGCCCGAGCTTGGGCGACTGACCGGCGAAGAGCTGCTGGCGTTCTACGACGAAAAGCAGCAAGCTGGCCGCCGCCACGCTAAGATCGCTTACGACGCCGGCTACTACACTGTTACCAAGACAGGTCGAGAGCGCGTCACCATGGCGCAATTCAATGCTGCGCTGCTGGAGGCCAAGGGCGTCAACATAGGCGACAAGTCTGCTAACGGTGGCCGTAGCCATGCCGGCTTGACCAAGGCTCGCGTTAGCGGCCAAGGCATCTTGCTGGTGTCGCAACTGGCCACGCGCAATGTGGGCGCTGTCGAGGGCTCGATCTTCGAGGTGTCCTACCCCGGCGATGGCCAGATTCTGCTCACCCCGACCGGCGAAGTCAAGCCCGTGGTGCCCCGCAAGGGCAAGAGCGCTGAAGAGCCTAGCACTCCGCTTCTCGATCAGGCCGGCGAATGAAGGCCATGAAAGAGCTAATGCTGGAATTGCTTGCAGTCTCGGCTTTTCTTTGGCTTAACGTCGGTCTGGCTGCACTCGTTGGCCATTTTGCCAACGGGTAGCTCGATCAGGCCGCTTGATGCGGCTGCGGTGGAGGCACTTCATCGAGGTGCTTCCACCAACACAAGTAACCCATTGAAGTCAAGCATTTCACGCGATTCATCGCTTCAGGCTCTGGAACGTCCTCGCTCCACGCCCCACCGTTCCACCAGAAAACGCGAACCATCAGCTTGCTTCTTGCAGCACTGACACCCAAATGCGGCCCAGGTCAAGCAAAGGCAGCACGCGATCCCTCAGGTCTACATTGTGCAGGCGAATGCAGCCGAGCGTGGGATGCAGCGCTTGCCGTGGCGCCCATGCGCCAGGCCAGCCGCAAGCCGTTCCGCCGCCGTGCATCATAATTCCGTCGCGCCCATAGCGGCTGCCTGGGCCTTCCTGCCCTTCTTGGCCGATCATGTCAAATGAATACCAGCCGTAAGCGCGTCGATCAGCGCTAAACGTTGCAGAAGGGTCTTTTTCATAGTCGCGGTACACTTTTCCGATTAGGTACAGCCCAGGCGGCGTATCGCTACCGATTGTATTCCATTCCGCTTCGCGCCCTTGGCCTCTGCACAGGCAGGGAATCGACCAGACGCGCTTGCCGTCATGCGTGTAAGCCGTGAGTGTTTCAGCTCGATCGTCGGCAACGAAATGGTGATCGCCAGGCTTGAGCGGCGGCGCCTTCTTCGGCCCGACCATGCCAGCGGGAATCGTGATGCCCTGCTGCGGCCCTGCTGCCGGCGCCGTGGCAGCGGACAACTGCTTCGACTGCACCAGTCCCCACACGCGCTGCGCTTCCTGCTGCCGGCGGTCGAGATGAGGCACGCCAGGGCGGAAGTAGTGCGCCGTCCAGTGTGCTGCCGCCCTGCTGGGGTCCATCCCTGCCGGGCGATCCTCAAACACTTTCGTCCAACCGATCAACGACCCTTGCGGCGGATCGTGCATTCCGGCATATTCCTCTGCGAAGTACGCCTGCTGCCAGCTGTTGCTGCTTGGATCGAGCCCCTTGGCAATGGCGGCAGATCTGGCCTTGTCGTAGGCCACGCGCCGCACGCCCGTGTACTGCATCGCGCCACGGCCAGCGCCGCTGCCTGCTTCCACCACGTCGAGCCTGTCGAGCAGGGGCCGGCCCGTTTCGACGACGATGCAGCCAATCATGCCGCACGCTTCGGCCAGGGTCAGCGGGCTGATCTTGTTCTTGCTGAGCCGCAAAACCTCAGGCCCCGTCAGGAATGCCAGCCATGACTGAAGATTGGCCAGCTCATTCTTTGCCGGGGCCGGCGCTGCGGGGCTGCCTTGCGCTCGCCAGTCTTCAGTAAACTCCTGCTTTTGCTTATCAGTCTGCCGTCTCCAGTGCGCTTCCAGTGCGGCCAGCTGATGCGGCGTCAAATGGCCTTGGCGGATGGCGTGCTCAAAAGCAGCGCGGAAGGTAGCGTAAGTCATTTTGCGTTGGCGTCGCCAGAATGCAGATCAGGGTTGAGCGTCCAGTATCCTTCGGCGTAGCCTTCCTCGCGGCCTTCCTTGCGCCCCTTACTGGCGCCGATCACATAGCCGCCGATACCCAGCGCTGCGGCCAGTGGCCCGCCAGAGCCTAGGCCAGAGATCGACAGGCCCCGGTCCCAGCATTCCCCGACACTGCCGCGCTCTTTGCGGCAATCGTAAATGTAGAGCCCGCCTGCGGCCACATTGAGCCCAAGCACCGTAGCCCCGCCGACCATGCCAAGGATCGCGGAGGCTTTGGCCAGATCAGGATGCGATGGCATGGCCGGCGAGGCGGGCAACGGTATTGTAGATCCTCGTGCCGACCTGCACCGTGCCGGGCAGTGTGACGGTGGCGATGTGGGCCAGGATCTGCTCTCGGATGCTGGGGGCTGGGGTGGTCATACCTCAGTGTGCAGGGCGCAAAAAACCGGGCCCGTTGGCGCGGCGCCCGGTGGAGTGGTGGATGGTTGGGGGATTGCAGGGCGGAGAAGTCGGGGACACTACGAGGTGCGGCTTGGCCTCTCGATTTCTTCAGGCTTGATTGGCGTTCTGAGCCATGCCTTGAACTCTCGGTCCAGTTCGGCAAGGTCGCAGGCTGAGCCGATGCTAAACGAAAGCAGCGTTTCGGGTGGACGCTGGGCCAGAGTGTTCTGAGTGGTGGTAAGTGTGTTCATTGCTTTACGGTATCGCCGCCGCGATGGCATTGATCAGAGCGGTCACGCGGGCGTCGAGGAGGGCGAGGTCTAGGGACTCGCCGATGCTGTAGAAGACGTATCTGCCGTTAGAAAAACCTATAGGTGTTCCACTTGATGAGTCTGCAAAAACAAAAAGATTGTCGCTAACTGGTGTTTGCGAGGCTCTTGTTTTTGCAAAGTTGCTACCACCCGCTCGGATTGTAAAACTAGAACTCGCTGCCCTGGATGCTCCAAAAAGACCAGTAGGCAAGGAAATTGATGTATCTACATCGCTATTCCTAGACCTTGCTCCGCCCCCTGTTCCCAGCGCGTTTGAACCCGCAGCAGCGCCCCGGGCGGCCATTACGGATCTACCTGCCAAGCCAGCAGATTGCACATGCACTGCGTTATGGTTGTTGTTCTGCGGGTCAGCATTATTGGCCCTGTTGCTGTTCAAGCAGTTATTCGTCCCATTCCCCTGCAGCCCCGTCTTGCGGTTGTAATTCCACCCGCCTTCAGTGCCGAACCGAGTCGGCGCCGCCCCCACCAACGGCACCAGCGCACCGGCCAGTGTGCGAGCACCGGCCATGATGCACGACGCCTTGATAGCGCTCCAGATCCCATCAGCTTTGCACCCCACCACAAACGCATTTATTGCATCCTTCACGCCAACTTCCAGCGCCTGGGTATCAGCAGCCTCCACGGCAGTGATGTACGCCTGCGCGTCGGGGTCGTAGGCACTCACCCTCCTTCTTTGAACAATCAGCATCCGATTCCCTCCTGCATAAGGCCCCCTGCGCCACTCATGCTGGCAGCTCATTGATCCATCCAGCAGAGAGGTCAAACGGCTGGCCTGCCTCGATCTGCTGGCGCAGTTCTTTCGCCCGCTCTATGTTGCCGTAGCCCGCCTCGACCAGTGCCTGATGGCGCTGCAGCAGGTCAACCATGGCAGCAGTTGCCGTGCCCTCCTGATCCCGCCGGATGGCCTCAGCCAGCAGCACGGCCAGCATTGGATCTTCGTTGCTCGGATACAGCCTGGCGTTAGCCTGCAGCCTCGCGGCCTCCACCTGATTGAGCAGCTCGTCATCTGGCCGGCGCAGTACCTCCAACGTCTCTTCCCACGTCCCAACAGGGCCGCCGACCTTCGGGTTCGGATAGTCCACAGGCCCCCAGCTGGCCACCTCGCAGAAAATCTGAGAGTCGTACTCGCGCACCTGAGGTTCGCCCCTCAGGTAGAACTTGATCTGGTTGCCGTCGTAGGGCAGACCGAACAGGTTGGGCCACCTGGCGCCGGCTGGGTTGGTGGGCACATTGTTCCTCATCGGCACAAACAGATCGACGCTCTGGCCCTCGCGCGGGCCTTGCTCGTCGTAGTACCGAATGCCGGTGTCGAGATTGGTCTTGATGGTGTCAGTCATGGTTAGACAGCAGAACGGGTAAACAGAAATTGAGCGAACAGGCCCTGAGCCCCAGTGCCGACGCCAACCAGATCGACGCCGATCCGGTCCCCGGCGGTAAATGTCGGGCTGGCGATCAGCGAGGCGGAGGCATTCACCAAGCTTGCGCCTGATGCCAACGTGGCGTTGCCGGTCAGCACCGATGTCTTGGTACCGGCGGCGGTGCGTTTGTAGGCATTGAAGGTGCTGCTGCTGCTGCCGGTGTTGTCGATATGACTGCCAAACCGCACCGCTGTCAGCGTAAAGTCCCCCGATGGCACAGGCACAGGCCACTCGACATAGTTAGTCCCGGCGGTTGCTGTTTCGCCCTTGTTGCTGAGCACCAGTATTAGGCCGTCACCGAGAGGCCCCAGGTCGGAGTATGTGCTGGGAATCGACGGCAATCCCGACAGGCTGCCGTAAGCGATCTGCGCCCCATCGCCGCCGTTGTGGTCGTGGCTGTTGCCGTTCGTGACGCCTTGCGCTGCGGGGGCGAAGTCCGTGCTAGCTGCTGCTGCTGCTGTGCCCAGCGTGGGGCGCCCGCTTAGATCGCCATAGGCCCCCGTGAATCCCACCCGAGCCATCGCCGCGCCGGTGTTGACCAGAATCGTGCCGGTGTTGACGTTCACCCTCGCCACGCTGCCGACCTGCTGCACCTCGCCAGATGCCAGGATCGTCGCCACCAGGGCGCCGCCAGCGCCGACATAGAGCTGATCGCCCAGTTGATAGCTGTTGGTATTGAAGGGCCGCAGCTCGCCCAGTACCACGGCGTCGCCATCGCCGTTGTTGGCAAGGGTGGTCTCTAGCACGGCAATCGCCGGCATTTTGAGCGGATCGGTCGGGTCGCAGGCCGCCACTGTGATCCGGTCGGTGCTGCCCACGCTGCCGGTCGCATAGACCGCTGTGCCAGCCGCCAAGGGGGCGCCGCTGGTGTTTCTGACGTGAACGTAAAAATTGCCGGCGATGCTGCCGTGGATGTGCGGGATGACGACCGGCGCGGTGCCGGTGATCGTCAGGCCGGTGAATGATGGGCTGTCAGCTGTGCCCAGGCCCAGCAGCGTGCGCTGTGCGACCGCGTCGAGGGCCTCCACCATGGCGCGGCCTGCCGCAGTGCTGGCGCCGGTCCACCAAGCGGCGATGGCCTGCCGCACCCGCTGCGCAGTCCACGCCCGCCGGGTGGTTGCCGTGCCAGCCTCGGCCTCAGCCTGGCTGATCGTGGCGGCGGTCCACTCT